TGGTTGCGGGAGCACTTTCCTCACGGCGCTGGGGGCTGGGCGATGCGATTGGAGCGGGAGGCCGAGCGATGAATCAAAAAACATTGCAAGCCGCAATTATCGAGGCTGAACGTTTCCTGGATTTGGCGAAAGATCTGCACATGCAATCAGCGCACATCGACTGGATTCACACTCAAGGCACAGCACGCTCTGGCGCCGTCCGCCGCTCATCCATGGATCTAACTCGCGCATTGGCTGATCTTAGGAGGGCGTCATGAGCAACGAATCCAAACTCCTGACACTGCTTGCCGAGCAGCTCGAACACTGCAAAGCGCAGGGATTCACTGACGCTGAAGTAGCTCAGGCTGTAATTGATAGCACTGCCGATTGGTTTGAGGACACCCTCAGCCGAATCGGCATGTCGCCTGTGATGATCCCCGATCTGCTGCGGTGGCAAGCACACCAACACGAGTACCTCCAATGAACGAATCACAACGCACAAGTCGCTTTGTCGAGCTGCGCGATCATGACCACCTAGCGAAGATTGACTCGTTCCTGGAAGTCACCGAATGGAGCAACAGCGAAGGGTTTGACCTGCATCTCAGTCGCGGTGAGCAGTCGATCAACCTGAGCTGGGGCGAGTGGTCAGCATTGCTCGCTGCGCTTGGGGACTGGATTGACCAGCACCAGCCTGAGTCAACGTGCCCACACATCATCTCCACTGACGAAGGCACGAGCTACTGCAAACTGGCGGAATCTACGGCTCAATTGCTCGCAAAGCTGCGCGGGCAAAGCTAAACTGAGCAAGCCATTTGTAACGGTCAGGCATCCCAGTCAGCAGCTGGGTGATCAACCTGGGTAAGGCGCGCGAGCCTCTAGGATTCCTGCTACTCACCAGCCAGGGCTCAGGCCCTGGTTTTTTTGTGGCTGAGCGCGGCCTGCTGCAATAGTTATGATGTACAAGTCGCCGATGGCGATTATGGCAAGGCGCGGCGCGGCTCGGCAGGCTACGGCTAGGTTCGGCGGGGCATGGCACGCCAAGGCAACACGGGCAGTCGGCATCAACCGGCTGCCCCTCTAGACTGTTCTGGAACGGGTCCGTCAGATGTACTCAGGCTTCCGCCACTACGACCGCGCATCCGCCAAACGCGCAGTCACCAAAGTTGACGACCCATGTATCGCGTGGCACGCGATGGAGCCGGCCTGGATCCTGATTGAGGATTTATCCTCAGGCACCACTGCGATGAGGCGGAGGCATCGCACTTATCTTCCGCAGGAGCCAAGGGAGATTGACGAGTCCTACGATGCTCGCCTCGCCCGTTCAACCTGCCCTCCGTATCTAGTCCGCATCGAACGGATGCTGGCCGGGATGTTGACGCGCAAACCGGTCAGGCTCAATGACACCGGTGACACGATCCGCGAGCAGCTGTTTGACGTTGACCTGCAAGGCAATGATTTGAACACCTGGTGCTACGAAACCGCCCGCACAATGATCCGTTACGGTCACGTCGGTGTATTGGTTGATGCGCCGCAAGATGGCGGCAGGCCGTACTGGATTGCGTACTCACCTAGAGACATCCTCGGATGGCGCACCGAACTGCAAGATGGCGTGCAGAAACTAACGCAGCTGCGGTTGCGGGAAGTAATCACTGAACCCGATGGTGATTACGGCGAGAAAGCAGTTGAGCAAGTCCGGGTGCTGACGCCTGGTGCGTATGAGCTGCATCGCAAAGATGATGACACCGGTGATTTCAAGATCTACGACGAAGGTACAACAACGCTCGATCGGATCCCGTTTTCGGTTGCATACTCCGACCGCGTTGGTTACATGGAATCGCGGCCACCGCTGCAAGACATCGCAGAGCTGAACCTGAAGACCTATCAGGTGCAATCTGATCTCGACAATCAGCTGCACATCTCAGCGGTGCCGATGCTGGCGTTTTATGGTTTCCCATCCAGTGCTGAGGAGGTATCAGCTGGGCCGGGTGAAGCCATCGCCTTCCCAGCGGAAGGTCGTGCGGAGTACATCGAACCCGGCGGCAAGAGCTTTGATTATCAGTTCAAGCGACTCGATCAGCTTGCATCGCAGATCAATGAGCTGGGCCTTGCGGCAGTGCTCGGCCAGAAGCTATCAGCTGAAACCGCTGAGGCAAAACGCATCGACCGCAGTCAAGGTGACAGCACGATGATGGTGATCGCCCAAAATGTGCAGGATATGATTGATAACTGCCTGCAGTTTCATGCTGAGTTTCTCAGCACACCAGAACAGGCCGGTAGTTGTTACGTGAACCGCGATTTCCTTGGCACCAGATTAGAGCCTCAGGATGTGTTGGCGTTGCTGCAGGTTTACACCGCAGGCACCATCACGCAGGAAACATTCCTAACCCGGCTATCTGAAGGTGAAGTGCTTGGTGATGACTTTGACATCGAAGCTGAACTTGAAGCAACGCAACCATGATCAACGCATTGCTATGGGCAGCAGCGTGGTTCATCCCATCGGATGAACAGCAACCCATGGGACCAGTGACGGTGTATTGCCATAAGCTACCTGATGAAGTGTTCGCCATATTGCGCGCATCATGGGATAACAAAGTTGAGGAGGTTACTGTTTATGAATCCGAAACTGCTTACGATGACTTCAATGAGATGCTTGTCTGCGCATTGGAAGAAGGTGCAGAGATTGACATACAAACCGAATATCACCCGAACGATATTGGTATCCACGTAGAGCAGTGACGATCCCGCCGAATGTTGATGCGATCTTTCGCAACGCGATCGATCTAAACCAATACAGCAACAGCGTCGCCAGGCGCATCATCAACATTTACAACGACATCATCATCGATGCAGTCAACCAGCTGCAAACGATCAATGAAGCAACAGCACCGGTCAAAGCCGCGCGGTTGCGTGCAATCCTTGCGCAGCTGAAAGAAAGCCTTGCGACCTGGGCGGGTGATGCAACGGAGATCACCGCATTGGAGCTGCAGGGCTTAGCGGAGTTGCAATCTGAATTCGTGGAGGAGCAGCTACGGCTTGCATTGCCAGCTGGCTCCAGAGATATGGTCCGCACCGTTGAGATCAGCCCGCAATTTGCGCAGTCAGTTGTCACCACTGACCCGACGCAGATCAATGTCGTAGCGCTGAGTGATGACCTATTCGCTGCAGTTGAAGGCGCACCGCAAACCTTCAGCCTGACTGCACCTAAGGGCGCGATGATCACATTGCCCAATGGCCGCGTTGTCGAGAAGTCATTTCGCGGCCTAGCGGAATCGCAAGCGGAGCGGTTCAGCAGCAGCGTCCGGCAGGCATTGCTGACAGGTGAGACAACGCAAGAGCTATCACGTAGGTTGCGTGGCACGTTGGAGCGCCCTGAGGACCGGCTGCGATTTGGTGAACCGGCGACTACTGCAGGGCAGCGTCGCGCTGCTGGGATTAAAGAAACCATGGCACGAGGCGGCGAAGCAACGCGAATGGCGAACCATCAAATATCAACCATCGTCCGCACAAGTGTCAACCAAGTGGCAAATGCTGCATCACAGCAGGTGTATGAAGCCAATCAAGACATCACCAAGAAGTACAGATATGTCGCAACACTTGACAGCCGCACAACTGCAATCTGCCGCGCTAATGATGGCCGTGAGTTTGAATACGGCAAAGGCCCAACACCGCCGCTTCATTTTTCATGTCGTTCAACGACAGTCCCTGTCATTGATTACGAAGGACTTGGATTCGATCCGCCGCGGCCCGGTAAACGCGCAGCTAAAGGCGGCATGGTTGATTCTGATATCAGCTATGGCCAGTGGTTGCTGCAGCAAGGCAAAGAACGGCAGCAGGAAGTGCTCGGCAGCAAAGCGCCATATTTCAGGATGCTGGCACGTAAACACGGCGCTCGTGATGCGATGGCGAAACTGGTACGAGAGGATGGCCGGGAGCTAACATTGGAGCAGCTGCGGAGACGTTACGGTGCCACTCCGAAAGGGTAAATCTCAGCTAACGATTTCGCAAAACATCCGTAAGTTAATCAAAGAAGGCTACAGCAGGCAGCAGGCAGCTGCTATTGCTTACTCACAGGCCGGGATGACAAGTAAACGCAAACCTGCAAAACGCCGACGGTAGACTGTCAGTAGCTGCTATTGCGTCATGCCTGGTTACATGAAAGGCCCGAAGAAGCCGCAGAAACCTATGGGCAAAAAGGGAGGCAAGAAAAAATGAAACGCGGCGATCGGGTGAGCTGGACCTATCAAGGTAAACGCACCTACGGCACTGTGACCAGCATCGGCGGCAAACGCGCCACGATCAAGTCACCGACAGGCGGCACCGTAACGCGTGTCGGTACTGACGACGACCCGATCGTGCGGATCAAATCCGAATCCACCGGCAATGCTGTGCTCAAAACCAGATCGCAGCTGCGAGCAGCGCCGAGGAAAGGCCGATGATCGACTATCGCGGTGAGCGGTTCGCTGGCTACAACAAACCAAAGCGGACGCCCAATCATCCAACAAAATCCCATGCGGTGCTTGCTAAAGAAGGCGACACCGTAAAGCTGATCCGGTTTGGGCAGCAAGGCGTCAGCGGCAGCCCACCACGCAAAGATGAATCCAAGGCCGATGCAGCCAGGCGGCGTGCATTCAAAGCGCGCCATGCGACAAACATCCGCAAGGGGAAGATGTCGGCAGCGTACTGGTCAGATCGTGCAAAGTGGTGACCATTATTGTTAGCATGGATTGCACTTAACCCTGCGGGTTATCAATGTCTGAAGAAAACGCACAGCCCACTACAGAGCAGCCTGCGGATCCTGTAGCAACGCCGCCCACACCGCCAGCAGCTGACATCGACGCATTGCAGCGCAGCATCCAGAATTTGGAGCGCAAAAACCAGGAGCTTGCAGACGAAAAGCGTAAACTCCGCAAATACGAAAAGATGGCGGAGACGTTGCCTGATGGAGTGGACATCAAAGAACTCCTTGATTTCAAGCGCAGCCATGAGCAGCAGCAACTTGAATCGCAAGGAAAATATGAGGAAGCACGACAGGCTTTGGAGCAGCAGTTCCGTGAGGCGACATCGCAAAAGGACCAGCGCATCGCAGAGCTCGAATCCAAGGTCCGCGAGCTAGAGCTGCTGACGCCCGCGGTCAGCGCACTGGCCGACATCGTGCATGATCCTGATCTGGTGCTCAAAACCAAGCTGGACAGCAACCAGATCGAACGCGAACCCGATAGCACCGTCGTGGTCGTGAACGGATACCAGCGGACACCCATCACCGAATGGGCAAGGGCAACGCTGCCTGCATGGATGCAGAAAGCGCCTAAGCCGCAGGGCAGCGGCGCACCGATCGGCAGCAAACCATCGGGTGAGATCCCGCCGGGCATCAAAAACCCATTCGCTAAGGAAACCTTCAACCTGACTGAACAGAGCAGGTTGTTCCGCACTGATCGTGATTTGTACGACAGGCTGAAAGCAGCTGCTAAGATTTAATCAACCGGCTGCGCTGGGGATATGGGCTGCGCCCGCTTTGTTAATCCTGAGAACCATTAACCATGGCTACTCTTCGATCGGACATCATTGTCCCCGAGATTTTTACCCCTTACGTCATCGAGCAAACCACTCAACGTGATGCCTTCCTGGCTTCCGGTGTGGTGCAACCGATGGCAGAACTCAACGCCACCGAAGGTGGTGACACCATCCAAGTGCCTTTCTGGAAAGCGAACCTTTCCGGTGATTTCGAGGTGCTGTCTGACAGCTCCAGCCTGACGCCTGGCAAGATCGAAGCTGACAAGCAAGTCGGTGTGATCCTGCACCGTGGCCGTGCATTCGAGGCTCGTGACCTTGCGGCTCTGGCTGCTGGTTCCGATCCCATGGCCGCTATCGGCGCCAAGGTTGCTGATTACGTCTCCAATCAACGCCAGAAGGATCTGCTGTCCTGCCTCGGCGGTGTGTTCGGTTCGCTGAACGCTAACACCAGCAGCTCTGCTTTCTTCGATCTCTGCATCGACTCCGAAAGCGGTGACACTCCTACTGCGCTGTCTCCCCGTCACGTTGCTCAAGCCCGCGCCATCCTTGGCGATCAGGGTGACAAGCTGACTGCTGTGGCCATGCACTCCAAGGTCTATTACGACCTCGTTGAGCGTCGCGCCATTGATTACGTGACCGCTAGCGAAGCCCGTACTGCTACCGACGATCAGACCCCTGATGTGTTCGCTGGCAGCATCCAGAACGCCTTCGGCAATGTGACCGTTCCGACCTTCATGGGTCTGCGCGTGATCGTTTCCGATGACGTAAACGTAACTGGCTCCGGTGCTTCCACCGAGTACGCCACTTACTTCTTCACTAACGGC